AGCACATCGTCCGGCTGATCGACGAAGCGCAGCCGATTGGCGCCGACGACACTGACGAGGTGGTCGACGTCGAGGCGACAACCCAAACGGGAGACGGTGGCGACACGCCAGTGCCGCGCGCATGGGGATTCGATGTGCCCCGGATGAATCGCGAGTGGGCACTGGTGCTGATGGGTTCCAAGGCTGTCATCGTTCACGAGCAGAGCACTGGGCCCATCGAGGATCGCGTTCGGGTGCTGACCCTCGACGCGTTTCGTGCATGGTTCCTCAACACGCGTACGGAGTACATTGGGCCAGACGGCAAAATAAAGGCGGTCACCTGGGCGACGGCATGGCTGCAAAGCCGTAAGCGTCGGCAGTATCGCGGGATCGAGTTCAAGCCGGATCCGGACTTGGTCGACGGAGCCGAAGGTTATCTCAATCTATGGCGTGGATTTGCCGTCGAGCCGAAAGCGAAGGTCAACGGCTATGCCGTGCTGAGGGATCACATCCTTAACAATTGCTGTGGCGGATCGGTTGAACTGTACGCCTGGGTTTTCGGATGGTTCGCTCACATCGTCCAGCGGCCGCGGGAAAGGATCGGGACCGCTCTGGTGATGCGGGGCAAGATGGGCACCGGCAAGACGAAGATCGGCGAGGCGATCGGAAGCTTGTTCCCGTCGCATTACTTCCTCGTGGATGATGCGCGGTATGTGACGGGCAACTTTAATGCTCACATGGCTAGCTGCCTTTTGCTGCAAGCTGAGGAAGCGGTGTGGGCCGGCGATAAGAATGCCGAGGGCCGTCTCAAGAGCCTCGTGACGGCGAAAACGCAGATGATCGAATCCAAGGGCGTTGATCCAATCCGGTTGGATAACTTCGTTCGTCTGCTGATGACGTCAAACGAAGATTGGGTGATCCCGGCCGGTAAGGATGAACGCCGGTTCTGTGTCCTCGACATCAACTCACGGTGTGCCCAAAACCATCAGTATTTTAAGGAACTGGACGCCGAGCTCGATAACGGGGGGAGGGAGGCCCTTCTTTACGATCTGCTCAACTATGATCTCACGAAGATCAATCTCCGGCGCATACCGATGACGGAGGCTTTGCTTGAGCAGAAACTTCGGTCGCTCGACTCGGTCGAAAGCTGGTGGGTTCAGAGGCTGTACACAGGGAGCACGCTCAAGGGTCAGGAATACTGGCAAGCTGAGGTGCCGTGCGACATGCTTTTCGAAGACTACATCCAAGCCTCAGAGCGCATCGGGATTAAGCGCAAGGCTGAGGAAGTCGCCTTTGGAATGAAACTGCGGAAGCTCGTGCCGGATATCGCTCGACAGAAGCGCTATCACGAGGACACGGCCCGGCGGCGCTGGTGTTACATCATGCCAAATCTTGCCGACTGCCGCGAGGCTTTCGCGTCTGAGGTTGGGCAAGACATCGGATTCGCCGACGTTGACGCCTAGTGCGAACGGGAACTCTTTAGAGCGCGAGGGACACACGATGGCACGGACCTATTACGCACAGAGCGACAGCCCCGGCCGGACGATGACGGTCGGCGAGCTGATCGAGAAACTGCAGGCTTGCGACCCGGCGGCCTCGGTCATCTTCCGGTCGCCCTTCAACGGGGCTTTCGGCCCCTTGCAAGCCTACAGCATCGAGGGCGTGACCCCGACCATCATCCCGGCGAGGGCCGAGCATCATCCCGCGTGCATGAGCGAGGACGAGGAAACCGGCGAGCCAATCGAGGTCGAGGCGTGGACCCAGAATTGGCACCGTTGGGAAGGCGTCGTGTTCGGCTGAATAGGGCTGCGGGGGCAGGGTTTGGCGATGAGCAAGGCACCACGCGAGGTCTACAACGCCATCATGGACGCCGCCCGCCGCGGGGCCGGATTACGCCTGACGGCAGAGGAGGTGCGGGCGCTTTCGATGGACGACGCCGTTGCCACTGCGGCGGCTGAGCGGGCGCCACCTGATCCGCCAGCTGAACCGCGCGACGTTGGCAACGAATGGCTCGAATACCTGCGCAACGGCGCGGCTTGGTAGGGAGAGGGGGCACCCCCCCCCAGCCGGTGAGAGGCCGGGTTTTCCGCCGGAAAGAGTGGCCGGCCAGCATAGGGCGCGGCTTCCGTGGCGTCGATTGACTGTGCCCCGACGTCGAGCAGCGGGTGCCCTGTCGGCCGCCCTGAGTATGGACAGGCTTCCATAGAGGCGCCGATTGTGCGCAGATCTATCAACAGGCCGGGTGCGCAGCTGCGCGTAAGCCCCATGTGAGCCTCGTGCCCCAACTAGATGGGGCACGGATCGAAGTTGGGGCAAAAATTAGCAAGCCTTGACAGACACTTGCCCCATCTGCCCCAACTGCCCCATCTATTTGGCCCTCGCGTACGCGCGCGCGCGAGGGGGAGCCGCCAAAAATCGCGAAGATCCCGCCCTCGCTTGCTGCAACTGCCGAAAAAGATGGGGCAGTTGGGGCAGATGGGGCAAGTGTCTGTCGGAGCTATGTAATTCCTGCCCCAACTTGCTTTTATTTTTTGATGAAGTTGGGGCAGTTGGGGCAGACGGTCTAACGGCGATTTGGGCCAAACTCATTGGCTGCATTGATGATTTTGCGATTTCCAGTGTTATATTCGGATCCGCCGCCACGCCGCTCGTACAGGGTCTGAACCATGCTGCGCTTGTCACCGTCGGACTTCTCGCCGGCTCAGCTGGCGGATTGGGTCAGCGTCAGCAATTCCGGGGCGCGATCCCAGGCCGGACCGGATGAGCAGGAGACCGCCGAGGCTGAGGCGGGCACGTGGTTCGTGGCCTACACCAACCCGCGTCGCGAGGATTCGGTGGAGCGGACGGTTCGGCGCCGGAGCTTCCGTACCTTCGTCCCGGTGATGACGGTCACTCAGCGATGCCAGGACGTCGAGCGGCCACTGTTCCCGCGCTACGTGTTCGTGGGTCTGCGGCCCGGTCTTACGCTGTACGGCCTCCGCGAGACGCCGGGCCTTGAGGCCCTCGTGCGGATGGATGGAAAGCCGGTCACGGTTCCGGACGACGTGGTGAGCGGGCTTCGGGACTATCAGCGCGATGGCGTCTTCGACTTTACCGACGCACGCATGGCTGCTGCTGCTGCTGCGGCTCGTGCTGAGGAAGCCAAGGCGTTCGAGCCGGGGCGGCCGGTCAGGGTCGTGGATGGGCCCTATCGATCGTTCAGCGGCGTGGTCGAGTGTCTGCTGCCGGAAGAACGCATCTCGGTGAAGCTCAAGCTGTTCGGTCGATCGTTCTCGATTCCGCTGCCGCTTGCCCATGTGGAAAAGGCGTGGTAGCCGTTCGGAATTAGCACGAGGCGGCAGTTGCAGACTTGCAACCACCCCTTGTGCGTTAGCTTTTCAGGAAGCCCCGGCGCCCCGCGTTCGGGGCTTTGTCATGCCGTGGGTATGCCCACGCGCCCTAGTACATTCAGACCCGCAGCCGGGCCGGGCTCAGATGCGGACCGCCGGGAGCGTGCCAGGGCGGCCGACCGCAAGCGGATGGCAGAAAGCGCCACCCGCGCCCTGTACGGCACCGGTCGGTGGCAGGCGCAGAGGCTCGCTCAGTTGCAAGCCGAGCCTCTGTGCCGAATGTGCCTCGCAGAGGATAGCGTGACTGCGGCCACGGTCTGCGACCACATTGAGCCGCACCGCGGCGATGTCGGGCGCTTCTGGGCAGGCCCCTTCCAGTCCCTGTGCCGATACCATCATGACGTGACCAAGCAACGTGAAGAACGCGGCTCGGCAGGTGGGGGTAGGGGGGTCTAAAAGTCAGAGCGTTTCGGCAGTCGACCGGTTGCCAAACTCCCCCTTTTTCTCCGCGATATTGCGCGGGATTTTTTTTAGAGGAGCCAAGGCGTCGCTTGGCTGGATGCCGATGACGCGTGGACGCAAACCCGATGGTCCGGCACTGCAGGCGTTGAAGGGCTCGCCTGGAAAGCGAGCTCGCACGCGCAACATGGAAAGTCGCGCGACGCGCCTCGCGGCGAACGATCCGCTGACGCCGCCTGACTTCCTCAAGTTGAAGCGCGGGGAGCCGGGTCAAGACCTGGCGCTTCGGATCTGGCGCGAGCTCGCACCGCACCTGCAGAGGCGGAACCTGCTGGACCGGATGGACCGCTACGCCTTCGCGCGCTGGTGCGTCTACCAAGCCGAGTGGATCGAGGCGACGCAGACCATCCGCACCGAAGGCATCAGCCGGATGGTTAAGACGGTCAGCGGCGACGAGATGCTCCGTCGCAATCCGGCGGCGCTGCATCGCGACAAGGTTGAGCTCGCGATGGTGAAGCTGGAAGCGTCCTACGGTCTCACGCCTGCTGATCGCTACAAGGTCATGCGCGATCAGGCCGCTGCTCCGCTCGGTGGCCTCTTCGGCAAAGGGGATGAAAATTCGGAGCAGCCCACGGCAGCCAGCGCGCCATCTGCGGCCGATCCGGTCGGGTTCCTCTCGGCGAGGGCCGCGCCGCCTCCCGGCTCGCGTCCGAACTGAACGTGTCGGTAGAGACGATGGAATCGCCGGCTGGGACCGAGCTCCCCGGGTGGGTAGCTGCCTGCGAAGCGGATCCAATCCTCGCCTTCGTCGGACGGCACTGGCGCCGGGCGGCTGATGTGCCGGGTGCGTGGTTCGATTCCGCTCTGTCTGATGCGATCGTGGCAGCGTGGCCGACGTGGTTCCGCCACACAGAAGGGCGCTGGGCCGGGAAGCCGTTTCACCTGCGCGTCTGGCAGGAGGCGATCGTCCGTCTGCTCGTGGGATGGAAGACGGCCGACGGCTTTCGGCTGTTCCGCCGCCTGTTCCTCTGGATCGGGCGCAAGAACGGCAAGACCGAGTTTCTGGCCGCCCTCAGCGTGTTGTTCTGGGTCTGTGACCGCGAGATGGGCGGTCAGGCGTATGCCATGGCGCGCAACGAAGCGCAGGCCAAGCTGGTCTTCGAAAAGGCGAAGACGATGATTCGGCTTTCGCCGGCCTTCGCTGAGAGTGTCCAGCCGTTCAAGCGTTCCCTGTTCCTGGCCGAGCTCTGGGCGCGCTTCGAAGTGCTGTCGGGCAACGCCGAGGGCAAGCACGGTCTGTCAGCCAGCGTGATCGTTGGTGACGAGATGCACGAGTGGCGCGATGGCACGCTCTACACCACGCTGCACCAGTCGATCGCCGCTCGTGACCAGCCCATAGAGCTGTACGGCTCGACAGCGGGCTTCAAGGGGGCCGGCTACGGCTGGACCCTCTGGCAGGAATGCCTGTCGATTGCAAACGGCAGCCTTGATGACGCGACCGCTCTGGTGGTGATGTTCGCCGCAGAGCCTGACGATGATTGGACCGACGAAGCGGTTTGGCATCGGGCGAACCCGAACCTCGGTATCTCGCCAAAGCTGGAATATCTCCGCGCGGAATGCGCCAAGGCGCGCGACAACCCGCGATTGGAGAATGACTTCAAGCGGTATCACCTCAATCAGTGGACGGAGCAGATTGTCCGTTGGTTGTCGTTGTCGCGGTGGGATGCTTGCGCCAAGAATGCGAATGGTTGGAAAGTGTTCGCCGAAGCGCTGCGAGGCAGGCGATGCTTCGGCGGTCTCGACCTATCCTCGGTGTCCGACCTCACCGCTCTTGTCTGGGTGTTTCCCCCATTCGAGGCGGATGAGCGGTGGAAGATCGTCGTCAGGCTCTGGTGCCCGGCGGAATCCATCGCTCTGCGCGCGCGCCGCGATCGTGTATCGTACGACATCTGGGCTCGTGACGGTGCGATCCTAGAAACCAACGGCGATGTCGTCGATTACGACGCCATTGAGCATCAGGTCAAAGCTGACGCCGAAATCTTCGACGTTCAAGGTCTTGCGATTGACCGGTGGAACGCCACCGGCACTGCAATCCGTCTCGCGGAAGACGGATGCAACGTCGTGATGTTCGGTCAGGGCTTTGCCTCAATGTCGGCTCCGTCGAAGGAATGGGAGCGGTTAGTCGTGGCCGGCCAACTCGACCACGGCGGGCACCCGGTTCTTCGGTGGATGATTGGCCATGTCGCCATCAAGACCGACGACGCGGGCAACGTGAAGCCGACCAAAGAGCGGTCGGCCGACAAAATCGACGGCATCGTTGCAGGCATCATGGGGCTCGGCCTCGCCATCGCACAGGAACCGGGCATGGACATCGACGCCTTCCTCGAAGCTCCGGTTTGGGCCTGACCACGTGAAGGTCGGCAGCGCTCTCCGGCGCATGGTCGGACTGGAGACCAAGGGCGCTCCCCTGACCGTCGCCGACGCGAAGGCGGCGCGGATCTGGGGTCGGCTCTTCGGCTATGGCGACACCGCGGCCGGCAAGGCTGTCACGCCCGACACGGCCCTGCAGGTCTCTGCCTTCTGGGCCTGCGTAAAGCTGCTGTCCGAGACGATCGCGACCCTGCCGCTGACAGTATATCGGCGCGAGGCCAACGGAGGCCGGGTCCCGGCCCCGGAGCATCCGCTCTCGATGCTGCTGCGGGTATCACCCGACGGTGAGCACTCGGCGGTGGAGTTCTGGGAAGGGGCAGTGCTGTCGCTGTGTCTGCACGGGGACGCGTTCGCTGAGAAAATCCGGCTGAACGGACGGCTGATCGCCCTGCAGGCGATGCGCGCCGACCTGATGACGGTCCGTCGGGACCGGGACGGCAATCTCCGGTATGACTACTCGGATCCGCTGGGCTTCCGGTCGCTCGACGAGAGCGAGGTGTTCCACCTCCGTGCGTTCGGCAGCGCGGGCCTCCGAGGCTTGTCGCCGCTGATGTTCGCCCGGCAGACCATCTCGGCATCGATCGCCGCTGACGAGGCTTCAAACAAGCTCTTCGCCAATGGCGTTCGGCCCAGCGGCGTGCTGCAGGTTGATCAGGTTCTCAAGAAGGAACAGCGCCAGGATCTGCGGGACAATGTCGTCGGGCCGCTTGCGGGTTCGAGCAACGCGGGCGGCGTGTTCGTGCTGGAAGGCGGGATGAAGTTCTCGGCGATCAGCCTTTCGCCGGCCGACAGCCAGCTGCTGGAAACCCGGCGGTGGCACGTCGAAGAAATCTGCCGTTGGTTCGGCATCCCGCCGATCCTGATTGGTCATGCCTCGCAGGGACAGACCATGTGGGGTTCGGGCGTCGAGCAGATCGTCCTGTCTTGGCTGACGCTCGGTCTCCGAGCCCAGATCCGGCGCATCGAAGCGGCGATCAGCCTTCGCCTCATTGATCCGGTGGAGCGCGCCACAATCTACGCGGAATTCGCGGTCGAGGGCCTGCTGCGTGCCGACAGCGAGGCTCGGGCCAAGCTGTATGCCGCTTTCGCTCAGAACGGCATCATGGATCGTGACGAGATCCGCGAGAAGGAGAACCTCAACCGCCGCGGCGGCGGGGCGGCCAAATTGACCGTCCAGTCCAACCTCTTGCCGATCGACGATCTCGGCAAGGTCGCGGCGCTGCCGCGCGAACGTCCGGTGGAGACCGGTTCGGCCATCGTCGCTCCAGCAACCGAGTAGGCTGCCCATGCATCCCGATATCATCGTTGCCCCCCTCGAAGTGAAGTTCGCGGGCTCTCCCGACGCGGGCGAGTTCGAGGGCTACGGGGCCTTCTTCGGCAACATCGATCTGGTTGGCGACCGGATCCTGCCGGGCGCGTTCGCCGCTACCCTCGCCGAGCGCAAGGCGGCCGGCGGCACGGTGCCGATGCACGTCAACCATGGCTTCCCGCAGCTCGGCGGGCAGCGTGCTGTCGGCGTGTGGACCGACATGGGCGAGGACGCCAAGGGCCTGCGGGTCAAGGGCAAGATCTCGGGCATGAACACCGACGCCGGCCGTCACCTGTTCGAGCGGGTGAAGGACGGCGCATTCCCAGGCATGTCGATCGGCTTCAAGGTCGCGCCCGGCGGCGCGGTCTACGGCACGAAGGCAGGCGAGCCGCGGCGGACCCTGAAGGCGGTTCACCTCGGCGAGATCAGTCTCGTCGACACCCCGGCCAACGGCTCGGCGGTGATCGACGCGTTCAAGACGGCCCTTGCCCAGCCGGATCACACTGCGGCCGCAGCAGCCATCGCGTCGGCGATGCGGTTGCACGACAAGCACATGGGGTCGGACAGCTACGGCTACGGCAGTGCCACGCTGAAGGAACGTGCGCAGGTAATGAACCACCTGCGCGACGGCTACGAGGCGCTGACCGGGTCGCGCGCGCCAGACGACCTGATGGCCTGGAAGGCCGCCCCGACTATTCGCGAGCTGGAAGCCCTGTTCCGGGAGGAATTCGGGCTTTCGCACGCGCAGGCCCGCGCTGTCGCCGAGCGCCGGTTCAAGATCGCCCCTCGGGATGAGGGGAGCGAGGCGAAGCACCAGAATGCGACGGCCCTCAGCGAAGTGCTGTCAGGTTTCAAGCTCCCCCAACTGTGAGGATCATCATGAGCCCCCATCGTCTCTACGCTGGCGCCCTGACGGCGTCCTTCCTCGCGACCTGCGCCATTCCGGGCATGCCTCGGGTGGTATTCGACAAGCCCGGCGAGGGCGGCGGGGGCGACATCGGCACGCTCGCCGCCGACCTCAAGAAGGCCACCGACGAGGTGAAGACTTTCGCCGAGAAGGCGGAAACCGAGCTCAAGAACCTCGGCAAGGTCACCGACGAGACCAAGGCCAACGCCGACAAGGCGTTGACCGAGATGGGCGGCATCACGGCCCGCGTCAGCGACCTTGAGCAGAAGATGGCTCGCCGTGGGTCTCGCGAGGGCGGCGAGGAGCACAAGTCGGTTGGCCAGATCGTCGCCGAGAGCGAGGAGGTGAAGGCCGCCGGCGCCCGCGGCGACAACTGGAAGGGTTCCCTCGCCGTCGAAGTGAAGACCATCACCTCGGCGAGCGCCGCGGGCACCTCGGCGACCACCGCCCTCGTGCAGGCCGACCGCGTGACCGGCACCAGCCTGCCGCAGCGCCCGCTGACGATCCGCAACCTGCTCCAGCCGGGCCGGACCAACTCCGCGATCATCGAGTATGCGCGCCAGACCGTGCGCTCGCTCAACGCTGCAACTGTGGCGGAGAACCCCTCGGCGGTGAAGCCGCAGTCCGACATCCAGTGGGACATCACCAACACCAAGGTGGCGACCATCGCCCACTGGATCCCGGCCTCAAAGCAGATCCTGGCCGACGCGCCGCAGCTCCAGAGCGAGATCGACGGTGAACTGCGCTACGGTCTCGGTTTCGCGGAAGAGCAGCAGCTCCTGCTCGGCGATGGCACCGGCACCAATCTGCTCGGGCTGATGCCGCAGGCCACCGCCTACCTCGCGCCGGCGGGCGTGACGGTGGCGGGGGAGACCCGCCTCG